CTGGTCAGCTAATTTGCTAGCTAACATTCTACGATAGTTATCAACGATTCTACATGCCTCGTGTTCAGTTAATATGTAGAATATCTTACCATTTATATGATATTCATATATTCCTGGCCATATGCTCTCTTCCTCTGTACAAAGAGTGTATACTTCTGGCATGTCTAGTTTATAAGCTACCATGTATAATCGTTCTGGATGTTCAAATCCTCTACATAGAGCTTCGTTTACAAAATCTGAGTAATTCATAGGTATTAAGTCAATACATAAGCATCTGTTTTAGTTCTTGATAAAGACACATATTGAAGCTGCTCGTAGTTCTAATAAGTCTCTATCCAACTTAAGATTACCGGTATCTACAAACACATTATTGTAAGAGCTGCCTTGACTCCTATGTGCTGTTATAGCGTATCCATAATCAAAAGTTTGTGGCTTAATTACTCTATTATCAAATAACAGTGGTACTGGGGTTGCAAAGGACTTAGTCATGTCAAAATACTTACCCCATAAATATCCAGATTTAGTTCTATTACCCCACCTTTTCGCCTGTATAGCATCTAGCCTTATAGACTCAATCTGTTGTGCCAAAGTTTGCAGGTAGTCTGGATTTATGTCTGTTGGGTCTATTATGAATACGTCTAATAGCCGTCTATCAACGCTATCATATAATCCCAATTCGAACCCTGGAAGTCTAGTAAAATGAGGTACATTCCTAGTGGTTCTTCTAATGCTTGTAATTATATAGTCTGAAGAGTTAAAGAACATTTCTCCATTATATTCAAAGTTCTCACAGCCAGTTAGAAACTCGAATTTATGATAAGGTTCATTGTCATTGTATAGTATTCTGCGTATACAATCATTGAATCCTTTAACTCGCTTATTAGTATAAGCTATCAGCTTAGTATAATTTACATCATTATGCTTTATTCCATGATTAATCTTATTAGCTGCATCAACCATAAACTGCTTAGTGTCATTATAACAAATGAGAGAACCCTTCTCTCCCATTCGAGTTTCGAATTTAGATATAGGATTCTCTCTTAATGTTAATAATATTGGTGCTAATGCTGTATTCTCGTCTTGCCTAAATATCTTGGTTAGACGGACAACATTTTCATGACTAAACACTTTACTAAGACCTCCGTTCTTAACTGGGGCAATCTGTGCAACATCCCCTATAAATAAGATTTTGCACTGATGTGTTTCACAATAGTCTACAAGTAAATCATAAAGTTCATCACTAACCATAGATGCCTCATCAATGATTATTAGTCCTTTGTTTGGAATGTCTCCCATACCATCGGAATAGAACTTCAAGTCTTTATAGTCTAAATTAAATATATCCAGTTTAGGGGAAAGTGCTAGCAGTTTATGTAATGTAGTAGCTCTATAGCCAGTAGCCATTTCAAGTACTGCTTTGGCTTTATGAGTAGGAGCACACAACTTAAAGAATCTACAACCTCTAGTACTATCTAGATATTGTACAAATTCATTCATAACAGCTGTCTTACCTACTCCTGCATAGCCAGTAAGAACTAATATCCTATCTGGACTATCTAAAAACCTAATCATTCTATCTATAGCATATAGCTGTTCGTCTGACCAAGCTATTGTACTCATAGTTCTCTATTCCAAAATCTAAAGGTAATATCCTTTAATTTAGGACCGTCATCAGTCATTATCGTTTTATATAATCTCTGATTGGTATTTGGATTATCAAGTGGTCCACATTCCTCTATGTAAGGTCCTAACTTGATGTAATCGAAATTGTGCAAATCAATTTCATCTGCCAATGTAACTCTACCACTATACCACCCAATCTTTATATCAAGTGGTACTGTTTGCTGCCATTCCATTTCTGTTTCGGCAGGAATGGTTACTTTGGGAAACCTAATTTCCTTATGAATAGCAAACTTATCAGCCGTTTTAGTGGTAGTCAACGTCCTTACTAATCCAGCATAGTGATTAATGAGCTTAGGGTCGTTATCGCCACCCATAAAGCAAATGGCAGTAATTCCCTTATTCTCATTAATAAGCTTCTCTATTCTAGTAATAGTCAGGACTTCCCCAACGTCTCCTGCCAAGTAAGAGCTATGACAGCCGTTGCAGTGACATGGACAATTAGATATGTTTATGGCTAGTGTAGTCTCGTCAGGAATTTCCCTGAAGACTATATCGAAACCTACATATTTAAGCATGAGTATAAAATCTTCTACTAGCTTCCTCTTGCCTTGCTTGGCTAAAGTTACTAATACGTTTCAAATAACCAATAACTCTAGTAGCATAATCAACGTTCTTACTCCCACATTTTGGACATTCCTTAAGATACCTTTTATCAATATGTCCACAATCATTACAAATAGTATTTGGAATATTAAATGTGAAATAATTAGTACCATTGACTGCTGCCACTCTCAACAAGTTACGATACTGTTCCTTACTAAGATGTTCATCGAGATTCATATGCAAAGCTGAACCCGTGTTTCTCTAATGTTTCCATTAGCACTGACTATATCTTAACGGAATAACTTCCGCAATATCCATTTCAAACAGCGTACCAATAGCCGTCTTACTCCTCCGATTCGAGGATAGTCGATACAGGATTATAATTATTGATGTCAACCTCGTTACCATTTAATAACCAGATTCTTTTGATTTTACTATAGATTGGAAGATGCTTATATGAGTTTGCTATCAGACTTCTAAAGCTGTCTTTGGATTTGCTTCTACTACCGTACTTCTCATAAGTTTCTGATAGAGTGTGGTTAACGTAATACTTACGTATCTCTAATACTTCTTCATCAGAATATATAGCATTACCATTCAAACTTCCAGGATTACTCTTTTGAGTACTATGATGCAATTTATTAGATTCTGTGTAGATTTCCGGCATTATAGACTGCCATGTAACACCTTCCCAAATCTTTTGAAATGCCGAGTAGGAAATTCTATCTTCAAACAATTTCCAACATTCCCTACATCTAAGCTCCCCATAAGAATAAATTTCTCTTATCTGAACTACATCTGACACCTTAAGTCTGGTTCTAGGGTTAGCATCTAGCTGATTGGATTCTCCACCTGCTGTAATATTATATCCCTTGTCTGGATTTTGAGAATCATACAGTTGTATATAATATCTCTCTAACCTTCCCAGTTCCTTAAAATCTTCGGTATTGTCAATTTCTTCTATAGTAAAATTCTCAAGACCGTATTTACGCATAGATTTATACAAATGCCTATTACAAGTCTTGCTATCTTGTTTGTGTTTACACCATCTATTGCATAATGTGGTGGTAGTCAGACCCACATATACTTTACCATTAACAGTGTTAGTAATTTTATAGATTATCATAATTAGAGATTTTCTACAAACTTACTAATTTAAATGGAGATGAGCAACACATACACCATAATTAATTTCCCACGGGATTACCATACATTTAGTTATCACAACTCAAGCTTCAGGCTTCCCCGTTAGCATAGTATTAATACCATACCCGTCTGGTTAGACGTAAAGATATAACAGGCGATTATTCACCATCAAGATACTTGATATAATCTTTGCCATGCAGTTTAAATTTATCAAGTATTGTCAAAGAAGTATCTTCTACAGCATAGAAATAACTATTATAGCAATCTCTAGGAACTACATAACCCGCTTTCCTGTCCCAATTAGCATGTTTAACTCCCAGGTTCTCCGCTGGCACAAACTCACAGTTAAACATCAATTCTTTGGTCTTAGCCTTACGATTCTCATCACTGATAGTCTTAAGAATAGATTGCATAAACTCCCTATAAGTTGGATTATCATTAACTGGGATTCCTAAGAACTCCGCAGCCTCAATAACTCCATTAACACCTATAGTCAAATACTGCTTCTTCATATCAATGAATCCAGCTGTATATACAGTAAGCAATCCGTCTTTTAAATAGTCTTTAAGCAATTCATTATATGCTGTTTGGAACTTATGAACTTTCTTCACATTCTCACGCAAATACTCAATCATATCATATCCATTATTAACTGCATCCTGAACTAGCCTATTGATATTTAAGGTCATTACTGACTTACTACCAGTAGCAATACCACCAGCTCCAAGAGAATAACTGAATTGATTATCAGTAACCTCATTACGAAGTCTGCAACAGGAAGATAAGGAATCAGGACTATCGGACATATAAGTAAAGAACGAGTGTCCTTTGCTATACATCTCTGCTGTAAAGTCTGCATACTCTTCATCAACAACATCCTCTCCGTTAGTTAGAAGCGCCATAGTTTCAACAGGGAATGTAAGAATACACTTAGTACGTTCCTCATTAAACCACTTAGCAAATTTCTTCTGCAACCAACTAAGAGATTCCCATTGAGGTTGTGTACCGTCTGGGAAATAGAACTCTCCAAAGATACCTTCAAAGTAGTTCTTATCAAAGTAACTGATATTCCAGAATACTGATTGGAAGTTACGAGCAGCTGCTGGCTGATTGATTGAGTATACAATCTGCTGGAACTTCTGCTCTAACGTCTTGTCAATATTTCTGTGTTTGTCAACCATTTCCTCTGGACGTTTCCAGTAATCATCACCCCACTCTTTACGAGCAAAGTAATCAAAGTACATTAGAAACTCTCCAGTTGCTACTGCACCTGCAAATTGAGAACTAATCGCAAATACCAGATTAACGAACATGCCACAGAAAGAATCCAGGTTCTTGGGTCTGGCAGACAAACCTCCAATTGGCTGTAACCCCTCCAATAGAAAGGGATACATAGTGATAGCCACGCAGTAGGGCATAATCGATGTTTCATCATGCTTATAAAGTAAATGTTGTTCCAGCATACGGATATATTCCTTAGCTAGCTCCTCTCCATATAACTCTCTGATTTTATCAGTAAGAATTGCACGATTTACCTTAATAACATCACCTTTGAACAATTCTCCATTTAAGGTTACAATGTTCTTCTCGGTAACATTAGCATTAGCATCGTATTTACTACCAGTTGCAGCATTCTTGGCTTTAGCATAGTCTTTAATGAATTGTTTCTTTTCATTTAAAGCCCTGCTCTCTGCCCTTTTACGCCTGTACAAGATGAATGCCTTAGCAACATCATAATAATCACATGCCATAAGAGCTTTCTCTAACTGGTCTTGAAGCTCCTCAACTGAAACTATGTTGTTAATATACAACTCATCTTTAATATCCTGAAGAATATCAGAATCAATTGGTTCGTTAACAGCGTTAAATGCCTTAGTAATTGCGGCATCAATCTTATTAACGTCGAAAGGTTCTACTTTTTTGTCTCTCTTAATTACTAACATTAATTAGAAGTTTAATATGTTTCTTAGTAATAGAGTCTTCTCTGCTCTATTCATCAAATCTTTACCCTTGTCATTACTAATTAGCTGCGTAAATGCATTGTACACAGTAAACATATCCACCTCATTATCCACTCCAATATAATATGAAGAATCTGGGTCCTCAAACATAGAACTATACGCCTTAGTAACAAGGTCTGTTCCTATCTTGACATCTCCATAACCTACATTATAAACCATATGCATAGCATTTCTTTGCCACTTGCCTAGATTTAGACTTACTAAATCGTCTTCAGCTTTCCATGTAGTATTGTGAAGATTCTCCAACATCAGCTTTATATCAGAAGTTTGACTTAATAAATGCTCTACAGCTTTATAATTCAAGGCTTCTTCAGGATTAACCGGCTGCATTTGGAGAAATTCTGGGTCAAATACACAGAGATTTGTACATGCTCTGTTAAGTGCCCCTCTATAAATCTTGGCTACTGGCTTACGAACATCTAATCCATAAACCATGCCAATAACTTCATCGTGATTGTCAAAACTGCAACTCTCTGGCATTACAGCTTGTATCAATACACGATTATATGTAATATCATCTGCATTAACATCTCCATCGACTGTCCTAGTAACCTGTTTAGGCAATTCTACTTCAACTATAAAGTCTTTAGTAAACTTGGACATTCTTTCAATAAAAGGCTCTACATAGGCAGCAGTTGGTAAATATGCTCTCTTACCTATTCTAGTAGCCTTACCATTCATGAGTTGGTCAATACTTATTTGCATTTAATTACAAGTAATATATAGTCATTGTTTCTAATAACTTGACTGCTTCCGCAAGCTTAGCTATAATTCTAATAGCTGCTCCATTACCTCCTGCCAATATATCAGCAGCAGCTATTCCTTCATTGTTAACTTTCCATTAGATGCATCATATAACGCCAATGCATTATGTAAGGCATCAGCATTATATATTCTGTCCTTGTTCTTCTTTAAGAGCTCAAGGTACGGGTGTAATATGGAATAGCCTATTGGTTTATAATCTTCTCCATAAAACACTTTCCCATCAAACTTTATTATCCTAACCTTTCTATTGGTAAAGGCACTTGAAAACAAACTAACGGACAAATCCAAGTGGTCAGCTGGTCTGAATTTCTCTAATGGAGTTTTAACTTTACCTTTAAGGTAATATACCTCATCTTCAGACACTACTATAATACCACCATCTTTACAAAGAAACTCTTCCTTAGAGGATGTTTCATCCTTAGAGAATACCTCATCTAGAAGAGAATCAACACGTTGATTTATAGACTTGGCTTCTCCTTTACCAATAATTGGAATCTTTCCGATAGAAGTATCTACAGCTTTTAGAGCAATCAATTTCTATGGTTAAACATTTCCTAAATTCCGATTCGGCTGCCTTCTGCTTAAGTCTTGCTTCCTGTAACAGACTGGTCAGTCTGTCTACTTCTAGAGTACATTCCTTATACTTGGAAGCAGAATCTATTACATGTTGGGCAAATTCCGGTGTTAAATCCATAAATTATAGTTTATTGTAACACGATACGACCATCTGTAATGTTCTTTCCATCTACAATACTATAATCACAACATGCAAGTGTATTTCCAAAATTCTTGTGAATCCATTCGGAACTTCCAAACAATGAACCAACTGACTTATAGGTAAATCTTCTACCGTAAGTGGTAGCTGATTGATGCAAATCTCCTTTTACAAAGATTACATTACCAGTGATGCCCTTATTGTCCAAATATTCATTGATGAAATTCTCTGTCTTCACGTCAAGAGTTAATGGTAGATTCTTGAACATGTCTTTATTATCTTTACCATGACACATTACATAGGTAGTTTCATTAAGAGTAAACTCTCCTATGAACTTGTCAAATACTTGACATTTAACATCAAACTGTTCTAATACAGCAGCTAATGCTAAGTTAGCAGCATAACCAAAATCACCATCATGATTGGACTCGCCAACACAATAATAATACATATTGGTATGCTTTACATTCTCTATCAGAGATTTAACAAAGCTAGTCATTAACTTAATATAAGTTTGCAATTGCTCCTTATTGCTCATGTTTTGAGCCAGTTCATGACCACCTCTTGTAGTTTGTCCATTATATCCGTCAAGAGAATCTCCAAGATTGCAGATAAGTATATCTCAAACCCACCACCAATGTAATAAGCTTCAGTATATACTCTCTTTATAATCATGTCAAATCTCTTCTTCATTTCTTCTTCGTTATAAGGATTCTGATAAATAGATAGAGGAGACACTGTGGCTCCAGTATGAATATCAGACAACCATATGATTAGGTCTTTGCCGTTAGAAATTGTCGGCATACGTCCCCAGTCATACAGATTATTGAAGTCTAGCCCTTCTATAAGAGCTTTGCCGTCAGCTATTTTAGCTTTCAGTTCGGCATTCTCCATGGCATACTTCTTAAGTAGTCGCTCGTTATTCTTGATGCGTTCTGCTTCTATGCCTCTTAGGAAGTCATTCTCCTTCTCCCTTAGTTGCATATCTTTAAGCTCATCAATAGTATTCTCCTCAATAACATGAGGGGCGAATGGCGCTGCGGCTTTAGTAATGTTGAAGACCTTAAGAATCTTCTTAAACTCCTCTAAAGAATATTCAGGGAAGCTACGACTTACTTCTCTTTGTGTTATGGACGAACCATAATAAGAGTAAAGTCTATGAATCATATTCATTTCATCCCTAGTAAGACTGCCAGTAAATGGTGCTTTGTCTCTTAGCGGGATAGTGAATTGATACTTAACAATCTTACCTTCATCATTTCTGACCAATGTAATCTTGCCAGTACTAGTTTCCTCCTCTTCAGAAGATGTTATTTCTTCCGATTTAGAATGACGTATAATACCTCTCTTGCTAATCTTGTCATACAGACTCATTATTGTATCATAGGATTCCCTGTCGATACTGCCATCAGCTATATCTTTGTTTACTACCTGTTTCTTTACCCAGAAGTAATTCTGCGGAAGACCTACTTGTTCTGCATATGCATTTAAACTAATGTTCTGTTTTAAAACTTCTTGTAAGTGATTGATTAGCTTGGTAATTGTTGTTTCTCTCATTTCTGAGTTAAAATTAGATAACCTTTCGGCGCTTATATAAAATCTAATCTCTTTTAGTTATGCACATCTGAATAAAAAGAAAAGGGACTACCTTATTCACATAAGATAATCCCTTTGATATTTAAAGTCAATAGAAGTTAAATTTTATCCTTCGACCCCAAAGCAGATGTATGTACCCATCTTAGCTGATTTTGACGGAGTGTGTTTTACTTCAAAAGCACCGTCTTCGCCTTCAACTACAGCCTTGATGTACTTGCAATAGATATCGCCAGTATAACCTTTCTTAGTGTAAAGTTCTTTAGCGATTTCTTTGGCTTTAGTTTTAGTTTCAAAGTTCAAGAACAATACTTCACCAGTTGCAGGATTGATTCCCTGATAGCCAGTTTTGTATTTACGTTTACCTTTCTCGTTCTTGATGTCACGCATAGTGTAAGGACGTTCACGAGTATCAGCAGAACCTGCTTCAAATGTGATAGAACATCCGATGCCAGCAGCAAACTTAGTATGCTTAGCCAGATACTCTGCTTCAAATTCTTTCAAAGCTTTCTCTGAAATAGGTTTACCAGCTGTCTTCCATGCCTGAGTTGCATCACGAATTACTTGGAAAGGTGCTTGTGCGATTGCTTCTTGTTTAGTATAACCTTTTACTTCTACGTTCTTAAAATTTACTTGGTTTGTCATAATTAATTGGAATTTAAACATTAGTTCATTGTCATATCTCTTTGTTATTGTATTACAAAGGTACTGCTTTAATAGTAAACTACCAAACAGTTCTAATGCAAAATAATCTAAATTTAATTCTATTAATCTGACTCTCCTTCGAGAGGAAAGCGTTACAAAGATACTACATTTCTTGTAACTACACAAGTAAATTGCCAACAATTAGTGAGTTAATAAGATTTAACTATTATCGTTTGGCGGAAAGCAAAATTCATTTTTAGTCATTTGCTCCCATGTGTCTCGACTTTCCTCGTAGAACTTGTCCACGATTTTGTCAGAGCGTTTCTCTATTAATCCTGCTGCCCATAACAGCTGGTGGAAACGCATATCGGGATGTTTCCTGGCTAATACTTCCAAACTATGAATTATAGCCATGTTATTCAAATATCTGTCATGTACCATAATTAAAATGGCGTTTCTGGCGTAGTAGGTTCCCAAGGAAGCTCTTTATCAAGAATTTCATTAATCTTAGCAACCATATCTTTAGCCGATTTTAAATCAAATGTCAAGAACTCGGTAGTGTTTCTCATAAAATCATCACATATAACTGCGAGACCTTTAAGAAGACCCTCCGAATTATGACTTTCTTTGCCCTGTCTAATCTTCTGGATTACTTGCCAAGTAGTTGCGTTAGGAGTTTTGTTCCTAGCTTGCTTAGTAAGAAAGCATATTAGTGATATTAAAGCGAACTTAGTTCCTATATCACAGGCCAGACATCCTAAACTGAAGTACTGCTTGTAGTATTCCTTCAAATCATTCATAGTAGGCTCATAGTATTCCATCAGCATCGTATCCATAAAGCTCGTAATATGCTACACGCCTCAACAATGTAGTAAATTCAGTAAAACCCGACAACATATGACCATTATTAACAGGAAACACTCCAGACCTAAAATCCGGAACTGTTGATACCACTAACATATTAGCCTTAAGTGTGGGCTTTGCCTTATATTCATTCTCTATGTACAATTTCAGCATCCACATATACATAGCCATTTGTCTCGCATAGTGATACTTATCAAAGCTTTCATGAAACTTAGTGAGATAATGTCCACTAGTCTTTAAGTCATTGAGAACTAATTCATTCGACTCTGGACTGTATGTAAAATTATCCAACTTAGCTTTTAGTTTGAGAACCTTACTAAGACCATTATGCTCAACAAGCACATCTATTAATAGTACAGACTCATTCTTGGAGATTGGCTTCTCTAATAAATAGTCTGGATTCAATAAGGATTGTATTTGTGGATTACATTCAACTGATACAATACATTCTCGTAGTTTGTCTCTAGATTTAGCATCAAGATAAATTGGAACCTTATCTGCAACATATTTGCTGCCCCACTCATAAGCTGTGCGTTGAGCATAATAGTTCTCGCATTTTATGCGCAGAGCATCCATTTTGTCTTCATCCATTTTACCTTTATAATAGCTAATCTTGTCAGACGCTACTACTATCTCATCCTTAGTAACAACACCATTAGCTATAAATAAAGGATACAGCTCATCAGCCATGAATCCGGCTTTAGCTGTTGGTCTATCTACAGACTCTACAAGAATAAAAGACTCTGGTTGCAGTACTAATTCATGTACTGCCGAACCAAAGTACAGCGAATCGGAGTATCTTCCATCAGCACCCAGTCCCGCTAAATAAGCTTCTGGGCTACCTCCTTGTTCTGGGTTTATAAGCTTCAATCTAGAATTACTAATGTAATCAGAATAAGCTTCACTGAAATACTCCTCATCACTTATCTCAAGGAATTTGATAGTTTCAATTAGTGGTGTAATTTTAATGTCTTTAAGCATAACTCCTCATGAATTGATAAGCATCTATAATCTCATCTTTACATAAGGAGAACACTTTAAACATAGGAAAGTCAATAGTCCTTTCTGTATGCATTAATAATGCAGGCAGTCCAGAACGTTGACATTTTAGTACGTTGCTTAAAGAATCGTCAATAAAGACATCAACTTTACCTTTAATCATATCAGCCTTATTACCGTGTTGGTAATACATCTGATAGACTGGTCTATCTGGGAATCCATTCAGCCTTAACCATTCCTTAGTCCAAGCTTTATTGTTCACACGTTTAGTGCAATACAATTCTGGGATGAAATCAGGTCTGTTAATCACTTTGAGATTTAACCAGAAGTCTCTGTCCTTACTAAGAATACGTTGTACATTCCTAGTAATCATGCTATCTTCAAGCATACGTGGATTACTAGCTGTATCGAAGTACTCACAGTAAGCACCCCAAAAGTCAGCTAGACAATCGTCAATATCTAAACCTATTCTAAACATTCATTGTCATCCTGTACGACTAGAACTCTTCTATATCGTATATGTCACCAATAATTATCTCTTTGTCTTTAGCCATAGTACCTGCCAGTTCATCATAATCACCTGGAGGGTCTATGTCATAATCTGTAATGAATAAGTCAATAAACTTATCCTCAGCTTCTGTAAAGCTTCTAGCTCTTACCTTCTCTAGCCATAAATCACCGTCGTCCAGACTATAACAAGGCAGAATATAAGTGTTCATCAGCAGATATAATAATTAAATGATTCAAGATTTAGTAAGTCAAGATGTGAATATATCAAATTTGCCATAGGATATTCTAATCAAGCATTACTAAACAAAGAAAGCCACAGATTACTCCGTAGCCTTCTTAATAAGTTCATAAAAGAAATCTTTACTCATCATAACGTATTCTCCGTCAGAGCCCATGTTTACTCCCTTGTCAATCTGCTTGTTCCAGATTATTACTAAGGGTCTATCTTTACGACCACATGTTTTGATAATTTCAGCAATAGACGGTGTGTTCTTAGTACATTTACATTGTACGTAACATGGCAATTTGTCCTCGGTTTCAGCTATGTCAATTTTAGCATCATCCAGATTCTTGGACTCACTACGAGATGACTTTAGGCCTTTATAACCAAGTCCTATCAATTCCTTAATAATCTTAAGTTCATAATTATTACCTTTACGTTTAGCATATGCACCGTTACGTTTCTTCTTCGGTTTTACTTCTTCAGTGTTCTCCATGCCCTTTCAATTAAATTAAGTGTCTTCTCTCTACCATATTTAGCATGAAAGTCAGATATATCTTTAGCTCCATAAGACCTAGGAATGAAGATGCAGTCTATGTTAAACTTCTTTCTTATCTGGTTCATGTTATGAATGCCAGGCAAGTCGTTATCATAGAATACAACTATCTTCTTAAATCTTTTACTCAACTTCTCGAATTGAGATTCAGTTAAGAATAAATTCTCTGAATTAGGAGCTATTGCAGTAATTCCTAAAGAATATAGACACATAACGTCTTTCATACTCTTAGTAACTA